ACTGCTGGTGCTGGTGCTGGTGGAGCAAGTTTAATAAAATCAGAGGATGTTACTTTAGGTTCAGCATTAGTCTCATCGATAGGTGGTACAAGTAGTGGTGGTTCTAATAAGGGTGGAAGTGGAGGTTATGGCGGAGTACACGTAGACTATGGTGTAAGCTACTCCGGAACAACCTCCCCAACTTTAGATGTAAGACAAGACAACATATTGATAGAGGGTTCATCTTCACCTTCGGCTTCAGACTCTTTAAGCCCAAGTTTGTCCCCGAGCGCTTCCCCATCATTCTCACCATCTCTATCACCTTCGGCCTCGGTCTCACCTTCGGCTTCTCCGAGTTTAAGCCCTAGCGCTAGCTCGAGTTTGTCGCCATCTGCATCTGCATCATCAAGCGTATCCCCCTCACCTTCCCCAGCATCCAACTCACTTTCTATAGACCTAGTGGAAATATGCTTTATTATTGTATATGCGGACAAATACTCCGCTCAAAACACGACTTACGTTGATAAATATACGTCTAAACTATGTTAGCGAGGATTTATGCCTGTTTATGAAATAAAAAGTTTTAGAGGGTTAAGCGACTACGAGGACAAGGGTCTGGCTGGTTCGTTTAAGTTTGGTTCTAATCTTGATGTTAGGAAAATAGTTGACAGTTTAACTTGTGAACAGGATTTAACCGAGGAAGGTTTGGTATCTAGTGCTTCTCCTTCGGCTTCTGCTTCGCCGTCTGGTAGTACCTCTAGCTCACCATCCTTATCTTCTAGCGCCTCATCTAGTCCTACTCCAAGCCCTTCTGCTAGCGCTTCACCTAGTTCATCTGTTAGTTTAAGTCCATCAGTAACTCCATCATCATCTATTAGTCCTAGTCCATCAGCCTCCTATGAGGTAACAACCGTATTTAGAGATTTAATTAGGTTCTTTGTTAAGGCTACAAATGGTTATACTTATGGATTCGGAAGTGGTGGATATGTTTACAGGAGAGACGCTGACGCATTTTGGAATCGAGAGTATTTAGATACAGATGGAGCGATTAAAGGAGCGGCTGAATGGTATTCACAACTTACCGGCAAAACCTATCTATATTGGGCAACTGATACCACACTAAAGAGAAAACCATTACCGGGATTAAGTAGTTGGAATGATGTTGAAACCGTAGCCTCTAGTGCCTCTGGAACAGGAGCGGCGCTTGAATCTGCTGACTGGCACACCATGAGAGAAGCAGGTGGCGCTTTAATGATATGTAATGGAAACTTCTTAGCCATGGTTGGATATGATGAGTCATACACAAATGAAGCCTTAGATTTAATCCCGGGAAATATAGCCAAGACTATTGTAGAACGTGATGGTAGAACGATTGTAGGTACTGCTAGAGCCTCTGATCCAACAAAAGCTATCAATGGAGCTATTGATGCTGAAATACCTTTAGCGCAGGTTGGAGACGCTGGAGAGTTACATTATGCCAATATGCAGGACTCCATTCCTATTAGAAAATTCCCCGGTGGTGGTAAAGTCAATCCTTCTGGAGTAGCAAACAAAGTAGATCAAGTAAACTTCTTTGAATGGGAACAGACAGCCTTATCATGGATTGATAAGCAATCAGTAGGAAATATGCCAATATGGGCAGTTTACGGAGCGGATACAGGTAAGGGGGGAATCTACAGTTATGGCAGAAATAATAAGAATCACCCAATGATGATGAATTTAGATCATCTTATAGACGCTGACGAACTCGGTGCTTTAGTAAGCGTTGATGGTACAGTTTTAGTTAGTTACCAGGACGGTTCAGATTTTGGAGTTAAAGCGGTAGACTCGACAGCAAAAGCTACAGCAACTTATGAAGGCATTGACTTAAAATCCAGTATTAAAAAATCCGCTAATATAACGGTATGGAAAACAGCCGAGTTATACTGTAAACCCCTACCAGATGGAGCAAGTCTTGAGTTTTGGTATAAGTTAAATAAGAACGGTTCTTTTATCCAGGCATACATGGAAGATGGTGGTATACAATTCACGGCAACTGGAGAGACCAAGGCAGTATTCTTTATAGGTGAGGAGGCAGATATATTTGAACCCAGGATAGTGTTAAATCCAACAGGTAACACTAGTCCGGAGGTATTAAGGGTTAAGATATTCTTTGAATAATATGGCAGAAAAAGTATTAAAACCAGAGGAGATTGAAGATGCCCCACTACCAGGACAAACAAATTTACCTAGTTATGGGAGTTTGTTGTCTGGCGGTGATACTAGAACCCAAGAAAAGATTAAGGATAATTCTACTCCACCAGTTAAGCGAGCCTATGAGGTTATTAGTTCGTCTCTAAACACTAATTCACGTAAGATACTTGCCGAGTTTGAATTTACAGAAAGAGGAGCATTACAGATAGGAAAATATATTGATGGTGTATCTGGGGATGTAAGGATAACCCCCAACGGGATTACTTCCAGAGATAGTAATGGAGATACTACATTTTCAATAGATGGTACAACAGGAGACGCCATATTTAAGGGTGAGGTTAGAGCAAGTGATTTTATAGTTGCAGATGAAACAGGACTTGTTAGCTTATCAAACTTTAAGAGCGGAACTGTATCTGCTAGTGATCCTACGTCAATATTATTAACTATAGGCGTACCACTATATTTAATGTCTTTGGTTACTCCTAAATTCAATAGAGAAACTGTATGCTTAGTTATTTTCACTTGTCAAAATCAAATATATTCTAAAGACTCAAATCCTTTTGCTGGAGCAGTTTGGTATGTTTTAGTTGTAGACGGTGTACAAGACCAAAGTATGTATATGACTAACTATGGTGAGAACGACCCAGGAACGTCATGGGCGCATGATGGGATAGGATGGAGAACAAGCACAATGCATTTTTTAACAACATTACCACCAGGAGAACACGTTATAGAAATATGGTGGGGAATACAAAATGTTTCTGGAGGAGGTAGAGCAACTACCTATGCAAGAACATTATCATTTACCACAATGGGTTCTTAATATGAGTCAAACAGTATTAGCAAAGAAAAATAAGAAGGGGGAGTACACGGCAATATATAAGTTTAATTATCCCGTTGATAAAAATAGATATCCAGGTACTAAAGATGTTACTAAAGAATATAGAAAGGATAAAGTAAAATTAAAAGACTTTAGAAAAGAACATGAAAAAGAAATTAGAGAAGCCAATAGAAAAGCAAATTCAAGACCTGCTAAATAAAAATAACTTAAAGTTGGGTTATGAGCTTACGTTTCCCGAATATAAAGAGTGGCCTAAAGAAGTTGAGGAAGCCATAACTACCCTAATTGAACACAAAATGAGAGTTGTTTTCGTTTTGAAGGACGTTACAAACAACGTCAAACAATAACAAACAGTACCCAACTATGTATTGCACAATTTGTACTTATCTGCCATGATCTACTTATGGATAATTTATCAGACATAAGAACAGCCGTTAGATCAGACTTAAACGTTTCTGCTACCAGTTCATTGTTTCCCACAGCCACCATTGATCTAGCCATTAACAGATCATATAGAAAAGCAAGCACGTTATTTAGATGGCCTAACTTAGAGGACGCTAAAAAAACAAGCACAGCAGTTAATAAGGAATACTACGATACTCCAAAAGTATTTACTCCTGATTCTATTTGGAAGCTAGAAGTAGATGGAAATATGTACGGAGAAGAACCAGACGGCTCACCAATGGCATTTTCAGATTATCTATTATGGAAGGATAACAACCCCAACAGTACAGAAAAGAAGTGGGCGAAGTATAAGAATCAGTATTTTATTTACCCCACCCCTACGACAGTTGGAAATTATAATATTTGTGTTTGGGGATTAAAAATAATTACAGAACTAAGTGCCGACGCTGATGAAACTATATTTACTAACGGGTTACAGGAATGTAACGAGGCTTTAGTTTTAGAGGCGACAGCAATACTCAAAAAGAAGGGCGAGGAACACAAGAATAGCGTATTTTACAGCGACGAAGCCAAGCAAATCCTAGTAGTTGCTTACCGTAAAATTGCCCAAGAACAGGCTAAATATGAAAAGACTCAACCATTCTTAAACGTACCAGATTATTATGGTAAAGCAGTCGTTGAAAATACAATAGGGAATTTCTAATATGGCACAAGTAGTCGGAGCAAATCAGGTTAAATTAGAGAGCGGACAATTAGTCCAAGCTCAACAAGGTGGATGGTATGACGGTCAACAATTCTGGGGAGGAAGTTTAAGCCA